CTTCTACTGCTACGGCTGCCGCAGCAGCCGCCTTCTTGGAAGCCTTAGGCTTAGAGGTGCTAGTCTTGGTTGCAGACTTTTTTGCCCTCTTCGAGGACGAAGTTTTAGTAATTTTACGCGTTGCGGTTCTTGGCATTTTTGTTATTTGACTAGCTTCCTGTCTTTAAGTTATTTTGAAAACTTTTTAGGTTCAAAAAAGGATGGTAAATATTTTTAAAAGCAATGATAAATGGAATGCCGTATTTGCTATGAGCCCGTAACTGCTGATAATATCCAAGTTCTTGAGTGTGCGCACTCTCTTTGCCAATCATGTCTCGGTAATCTACGTAGTCGCTTATGCCCATTCTGCAGAAATCCTATTCAAAGTCTTACACAGCCGCATACACCCCCGCCTGAATCGCAACCACCCATTGTAGTACATATCAATGTAGAGTTAATAGATGAACCACTCCCACGGAGAAGGAGGAGACGTCGTGAACCCAACAGACAAATTCCTACCTCATCACCGATCACAGTTCCCCGTCAACTCACCACAATTGAAATGAATGAAATGACACGAGACATAGAACAACAAGCTCGGGACCCCCGAGGAGAAGTTATAGGGTCGGTATCTGATAGACACAGACAAGAACGTCGCAGTGCTAGAAACAGGTGGAAATATAACCTGCATAATCAAGAAAACCATAATAGGGTGTCTTAAGAACTTCATATAAACTTTTTTATATTCTAGTAATAAATGGTTACGACGCAACAAGCAAACTACTCTCTAAACATAAGTTTACATGTCTTGATCTTGTTTTCCTTTCTGACCATCTTCTTCTTCGCTTTTATCTCGCATTTAGAGCAGAAGACGATAAACGATGAGTTAACTAACGCGATTAATGGTCAGGTAGACAGCGTTCTTAACAATATAGATCAGTACGTACCTAAAGGTACTAAAATAGATTGGAATGTTCTTAATAATATAGCTATCAAACTCCAGAAAGAGTCTACAGCAGAATCACCGGATGTAAAGCAAAATCATCGTAAGTTACTTATTATAGGTATATGTGTAATTGTAGGACTTTTTGCTATCTTCTCCAGTATATACGTGTATTTTGGTATGTACAAAGGCATGAATATCAACTGGAAGAGAATAGTAGCAGAAAATCTTATAGTATTTGGCTTTGTCGGAATTATTGAATATCTATTTTTCACCAAGATTGCCATGAAGTATATACCAGTAACACCAGATTTACTCTCTAAGACTATTCTTGACCGAATCAAATATCATCTATACTCTTATTTGGACGGTGTTTAGTTGTATATATATTTATATATACAATCCCATTGGTGGAGGGGAGGATGCTCGTATCTTCTTATGTTTTTTAACTAAGTCAATACCATTATTGATATCTTCATATGTTAGAACAAATTTATGTAACTTATCCAACCCTATAATTCTTCTAGCGTGGACCATCTTACATTTACTAATGAAAGTTTCTATGTCACCTCCTGCGTTAGGAAAATACTTGATATTCTCCTTTAATACTTTTGCTACATCTTCTTGGTCTAAAGATGTTTCCCATTTGGCTTCCTTAACCATCTTGAAGAATATCTGCGCCAACTCTTCTGGTGAATAGTCTTCAATCTTATGTACCCATGGGAATCTTCTTTTCAAACCTTGGTTCATAGCAAAGAAACACTCTTCTATATCTTTTTCATATCCTGCGGCAATACAACAAAAATCATTCTTATGTTCTGACAAAAATGCGGTCAATGTATCAAGAGCTTCTTTCGAAAAAGAATCTCTATCGTTATCACGAGGTGCTAAGGCGTACACTTCATCTATAAAAAGTACTCCTCCTAAACAGGATTTGAGTAACTTAGTGGTCTTGATGGCTGTTTGTCCGAGATACCCGGCTATAAAATCATCACGATATGCTATACGAAATGGACCAGTCTTTGATAAAATCCCCAAAGATTGGTATATCTTAGCGATGATTTTAGCAACGCTAGTCTTTCCTGATCCTGGAGGACCATACAACATAGTGTGCAAATATTCCTCGGACTTATTTCTGGTATTAAGACCTTGTATGTAATAAAGTATCTGATAAAAGACAGATTCTTTAAGAGCCTGCATACCAATGAGGCTATTAAGTTCTTCTAGATAAGGTGTGATGCGCCAAAGCATAATAGTATCCAAGTTACGATAAAACTTAATCGAATGTCCAATCTCGATAAGATCTTGGATACAAGTGATAGGAGGAGCTTGGACTAACTTTATACGAGGTCTACGCCTCTTCATTTTTTCAAGTGATTGCTCAGTCATATCCTTACGCTTATTACTCATCTTAATCATTATACACATATTTTTTTTTTAAATTCTTTAAACCCGATTTTTTTGTAAAAACAAAAACGAAAAAAACACTATCAACATATGTAAATTACAAACATGGGAATCAAGAATCTAAACAAGTTTTTACGTGAGAAATGCCCCAGTGTATTTCAAACAATTCATATATCCGAGTACGGGTTCAAAAAAGTTGCTATTGACATATCTTTATACATGCACAAATTCAAAGCTATTGCAGGAGAAAGATGGCTGTCAGCATTCCTAAATCTCGTAGCTAGTCTACGACGTAATCATATTCATGCAGTCTTCGTATTTGATGGTAAGTCGCCACCAGAAAAAGACGAGGAGCGTGCTAAACGACGTCAAGAACGAGAAAAGTTGGAGAAATATATCTTCGAATTACAAGAAGGTGTCCGTGAGTATAACAATACTGGAGCGGTACCTGAAGTACTCATGAAGCTGTGGCAACGTCGTAGATCTCCAAAAAGACTGTTAGGTAACAGCAAGAGTATAGATATGGAATGGGTCTTGGAAAAGGTCCAACAAAAAAGTAACCAACTTATCGATATTAATCCGCGTGATTTTCAGACCGTAAAAGATTTATTCGATATTTTGCAAATCCCATGTGTCACCGCACCGTGGGAGGCAGAAAAGATGTGCGCTAAGTTGTGTATAGATGGAATTGTAGATGCAGTATTGTCCGAGGATACTGATGTAATAGCATACGGAGCACCAGTCTTTCTCACGAAAATAGATACCAGCCAAGATACCGCAGTAGTTATACACAATAAAAAAGTTCAAGACGAACTAGCCATAACTCGTCAACAACTATTAGACCTCTGTATAATGTGCGGAACTGACTACAATTGCAACATATTTAGAGTAGGAGCTCATACTGCGTACAAGAAGATCCTCAAGTTCAAAAACATAGAGGGAATAGAATCTAATACATCTCTTGACATTTCCGTTCTAAAACATAAAAGGGTACGTGAACTATTCACAATATTTGAAGATTACGCAATTGACGATATTCCATATTGTGGAACTCCAGATTATACTAAACTACGCGCATTCGTCTTAACACACAAGGTGTGGCATAACACGAGAATGTCTTCTAACGATAATATAGCTTCTATAGATAGAAGGATAGATAAACTTCGCGAGGATTTCGCAACATCGGTGATAGTCTTTGAATAATCAATCATGTATGTTGAAACATATATGATCTTTACTCTATCAAGAGGTCGAAAAAACTTTAAAAATATAACAACCAGTAATAAATGTCACGCGAAAAACCGTACTATAAAACTGGACAACTATATCCAGCACAAAAGAAACTTACACAACCCCGTGTTATGGATAACATGAATGGGTGGGGTAATGTACCTGAATTACCCTCACTGAAAGAGTCTCCACGTCCGAAAGAAACAACACTACAAGTGCGCTACAAGATCCTAGAACATGCAGACCCAGGCTCTCCCGAGGTCTGGGGACCGGCCTTCTGGTTTTCGCTGCATAACGGAGCCGTGCGCTATCCAAATAATCCATCACCCCTTTGGAAACACCGCATGAAGTCTTTTATCCAAGGTATACCAGTTATGGTACCTTGTGAGAAATGCGCAGATCATGCAACAGCTTATATAGAGTCGCAGGAACATAAACTAGATGATGCTGTTAGCACTAAAGAAAAACTATTCGTATTTTTTGTAGACTTTCATAATTTTGTTAATGCACGTTTGGGTAAACCGCATATACCTCTAGAAGCTGCAAATAAAATGTATAAAGGCACCGCAAATGTACTTACAGTTGAATATGGTCCTTAGTTTAAAAGGCAATATGTAGTAAGATAAAATGTATAGTTCTCACGAAACTAAGATACTAGAAAATGGAGACATTAAAGTAAACACCAACCAATATATGATTAGACCCACTAAACTGGAATGTACAAAATTAGGAGTGATGCTTGTAGGCATGGGAGGTAATAATGGCTCAACATTTATAACAGGATTACTAGCACATCGTCAGGCAACTACATGGGAAAACAAGGAAGGGTTGCAAAATGTACAGTTCTTTGGTTCTATATCACAAAAAGGTGCAGTACATCTAGGATATGATGAACAGAACAACCCTCATTCTAGGTTGTTCAAGGAAATTACCCCTATGTATAACCCTGAAGATATAGTGGTAGGAGGGTGGGACATCTGCGGAGATAACATGTACTCAGCCGCGAAAAAGGCCCATGTACTTGACCCGAACTTATTAAATAAACTAGAACCTACCCTAACCAGTATATCCCCGTTACCATCTGTATTCAACCCTAATTTTGTTGCTAGTAACCAATCTGATCGTGCAGACAATATAATATCTGAGAAAAAACTCCAGCAACAAGTAGAACATCTCAAGAGAGATATTAATCAATTCAAGACTGAACATGGTTTACAAAAAGTTATAGTACTTTGGACTGCATCTACAGAAAGATTTCATCGTGGAACTTGGACAGACGGACAAGCTCTACTCGAAGCTATAAAAAACGAAGACTCTGAAATCTCACCTTCTATTTTATTCGCAGTTGCTGCCATAGAGACTGGAAGTATATTCCTAAATGGTTCACCTCAAAATACTATAGTACCATCTGTAATAGATCTCGCTAGATCGCATGGTTCATTCCTTGGTGGAGAAGACTTTAAGACTGGCCAGACAAAATTAAAGTCTGCTATCGTAGATTGGCTAACATCATCAGGAATCAAACCTCTTTCCATTGTGTCATATAACCATCTTGGTAACAACGACGGCAAGAATCTAAGCGAAGATCCTCAATTTCGCAGTAAAGAGATCACTAAGAAAAATGTGATAGACGATGTTGTGGATGGAAATCCCGAAATATTTAATGGTCTCAACCCTGATCATACTGTAGTCATAAAATATATTCCTGCTGTGGGAGATAGTAAAAGAGCTCTAGACGAGTATTATTCTAAATTATTTTTAGATGGTAGACATACAATGGCCATACATAACACTTGTGAAGACTCTCTTCTAGCGGCACCTTTAATGCTAGATATCATTCTATTTGCTGACTTATTTAGCCGAATACGAGTCTATGATATACACGGACTGGAAGAGAAAATATCACTACCTAGAACTCTGGGAACTGTACTATCCCCTCTATCATTTTTCTTCAAAGCACCAGTAGTGAATGAAGGAGAGCCAACTATCAATGCCTTCTTCAAACAACGCTATGGTCTTGAAAACTTCTTTCGAATTCTTGCCGATCTTCCGCCTCTGGATCATATAACTCTGCCCTTATCGAATTAACTGTAATAACTTATTACAGTTAACGCAAGATATCACGAATCCTACTTATTATGACGTCAGGATCATCCATATAGTTGCGCCTAGGAATAATGTCTCCCGCCGCAGATGAGTAATAGGGGTTGTATTCGTACGTGCTAATACTAGCTCTTCTTGGACGAACCCTATTAACTCGACATCTCCTGATAATATGTCGTATAGATTGAAGTTTTTCTTTTAATGCATTACACTCAGTGCGTAACTGCCTAACAAGGTATTGTAGATCTTCTATTTCCGATGACATTTTAAATTAAAGTGTAACATACTCTTAAATAAAAATGCTCCAAAGATACACGAGTAAAAGAGGCGGAGATAAATGCATAGAGCCTATTAAGAGGTTATACGAATGTCTACAGAAAGAGAATCTAGACGATAAAAAATGCAAGTCATATAGAGATGCACTAATGTTATGTTTTTCTCATGATAAAAAAACTTATCACTCTGGGCCGTGATATGAGAAATACCCCAATATATGGAAAAATTTAATAATAAATCAGAATTTTGATCATAGAAATACACCTATTATGCGCGATCTCATCCAGGTTTCATCGAGGAGAGGTGATGTAGATATATTATTCCAATATTACGGAATCATATCTTGAATATACAGAAGGGAGTCAAATGAGTAAAATTTGAAAAAAAGCGAGTAATTGGATTTTTCATCCAGGTTTCATTGAGGAGAGGGGCTGTAGATATATTATTATGAAGATATGACTTCCTTTCTGGAATATACAAGAGAGAGTCAAATGAGTAAAACTTTGCTCGGGTTTTGCTACGTTGTGCATCGAAGAGAAGGTTTCCGGATATGCTAAAAGGCCTATAAGGCAAAATTTTTTTTGAACTGGAGCGAGTAATTGGATTTTTCATCCAGGTTTCATTGAGGAAAGGGGCTGTGGATATATTATCACGACGTTATTACTTCCTTTCTGGAATATACAGGAGTGGGTCAAATGAGTAAAATGTGAAAAAAAAGCGAGTAAATGAGTAAGAGAATAATTGGGTTTTCTAAGTTATACATCGAGTAGAGAGTATGTAGATATGCTAACCAGCAGTTATGACATTCTAGCTTTCCATTTGTCAGTGGTCCAATATGCGAGTAAAACTTTGCTCGGGTTTTGCTACGTTGTACATCGAGGAGAAGGTCTGCGGATATGCTAAAAGGCCTGTACAATGAATTTTTTTTTGAACTGGAGCGAGTAATTGGATTTTTCTAAGTTATACATCGAGGAGAGATTGTATAGATATTCTAATACTAAGTTACGACCTCCTAGCCTCCAAATATTGGTAAAATTCAGTGGTCCAATATGCGAGTAAAACTTTGCTCGGGTTTTACTACGTTGTGCATCGAGGAGAAGGTTTTCGGATATGCTAAATGGCCTATAAGGCAAAATTTTTTTTGAACTGGAGCGAGTAATTGGATTTTTCTAAGTTATACATCGAGGAGAGATTGTGTAGATATGCTAATAAGAAGTTACGATCTCCTAGACGTGTACATCTTAATACATGGTGTATTAATAACATCTAAAACCTAAAGGATCTTTAGATAAAGTAATGTTCTCTTCACGTGATCAAAAATCTCGCAAAATTACACTAAAGAACAAACAATTGCAAGCTTTAACCTTATTGGAAAATGGTCAAAATGTGTTCCTCACTGGACCAGGAGGTGTGGGAAAAACAGCAGTTCTCAAATCCTTTATAACCACGGCATGTGTAAATATAGCAGTCACATCAACTACTGGTACGTCTGCCTTGCTTCTTAACGGCACTACTTTACATTCTTTCTTAGGTATAGGACTTGGTAAAGATAATGTTTCAAAATTAGTGGAACGCATAAAGTCTCAACGGTGGTTACTCAATCGCTGGAGGTTAGTTGAGTGTTTAGTGATAGATGAGATCAGTATGATGCACCCTGATCTATTTGATAAACTTGAAGAAATAGCCCGCATAGTCAGAGATAATAGACAACCTTTCGGTGGTATTCAGCTCGCTTTATCAGGGGACTTTCTTCAGTTACCATGTATAGGTACTATGAACTTTTGTTTTCAAGCAAAAAGCTGGAATGATTGTGTTCCCAATGTAGTATATTTAGACGAAATAATACGTCAAGGAGATAAAAAATTTCAAAGATGTCTCAATGCTGTAAGACTTGGTAACATCACTCCTCAGGTCATAAAGACGTTAAATAGCAGAGTAGGAGTAAAATTAAGTAATTCATATGGCATTAGACCAACTAAACTCTACTCAACCAATATAGATGTTGAAAGAGAAAATGATGCTGAACTAGATAAATTAGCTGATGAGGGTCTCGAGTTCAATGCGTATGAAATGGTCATAGACATACGCTCAGGAGTACGTAAGAACTGTGAGTCACTTATAAACAAATTCCACAAATACTGTCCGGTAAATAAGCGCATAGAGTTATGTATTGGAGCTCAAGTAATGCTTGTAAAGAATATAGACTTATCTCATGGACTAGCGAATGGAAGCAGAGGGATAGTGATAGGTTTCAATAATTCTAACTTGCCTATTGTCAGATTTCTCAATGGGGAAGAACGAGTCATAGGAATGGAAGTTTGGGAGATGGACGAGAAAAACAAAATACTGTTGCGTGCACATCAAATACCTTTACGAGTGGCTTATGCAATATCAATACATAAATCTCAAGGGTGTAGTCTAGATTATGCAGAAATAGACCTAAGAGATATTTTTGAGTTTGGACAAGGATATGTGGCATTATCTAGGGTAAAGAGTCTAGAAGGTCTGAGTATCATAGGAATCAATTATGATTGTATACAAGCAGACCCCTTAGCAGTATCTTACTACAAGAAGTTATCTAGTTTCCAGGTAAAAAGAAAATGAAAAAATGTAAGAAATACAAGGATTCTTGCGAAACATGTCTGTGGTATACGATGAAAATAATATACCCTATGAAGGTGACTTGAGAAAAGCTATGACCGCAAAAGATCGACAAGCAATCCGATTCTTAATGCAGAGAAAACCAGTCATCAAGAATGAGGCTAGCCCAAAAAAGAAGGCAGAGGAGGATAAAACTACGTGCATGATATGCATGGATAAATTCAACGGTGGTCGGCGCTATCGTATAGAGTGTCCAAATTGTGAAAAAGGTTGTTGTCAAATGTGCTTTAGAAAACATCTCCTAACATCCAGTTCAACAGATCCCGAGTGCGCCAATTGCAACCACAAGTTTAGTCTTGAATTTGTAGCGGGATGTACCCCGAAAGTATTCCACAACTCAGAGTATCGTATTAAGCGTGCCAGAGATTTAATGAGCAGAGAACGCAGTTTGCTACCGGCAACGCAAACACTAGTTATTGATCAACAAGAAAGGAAAAAACGAGAGGAACAAATTTATGAACTTATGGACGAGGCTAAATACCTACGGGAACGGCTTCGAGAGATTCGGGGAGAGATACACGACCTACAAATGCTGACTAGAAATAACAGTACACAAGAGAAGAAGGAACGTAAGAAATTTATTATGGGATGCCCTGTGGAAGATTGCAGAGGATTTTTGTCACAGGCTTGGAAATGTGGCACATGCGGAACTCATGTATGTCCAAAGTGCCGCGTACCTAAAGCATGCAAGAATGATGAAGCACATGTGTGTAAGAAAGAAGACATTGCTACTGCTGAACTACTCACTAAAGATACCAAGCCATGCCCCAGTTGTGCTGTCCCTATCTTCAAAATAGAGGGGTGTGATCAGATGTGGTGTGTAGAATGCCATACACCTTTTTCTTGGAGGACTGGGATGCCTGTAACAGGAGTGATTCACAATCCGCATTTCTACCAGTACCAGAGAAATCAGAACGGAGGTGTGGCTCCTCGACGAGGTGGGCAGAGATACAACTGTGGCGGGCTACCATGGGTACGTGCAGTACGCGAAGTTATGAAACAACGTAACTATAAGTTTTTCAAATGGGAAGATTGTCACAGATCAGTTGGTCATATACGAGCGATATTCATGCCAAGATATCCGGCTAGAGTGGATATGGAAGATCATAGTGATCTTCGCGTGAGGTTCTTGCTAAAGGAGATAGATGAAGACGAATGGCTAAAACAACTTCAGAGAAGACAGAAAAAGATAGAGAAAAATCAGGAAATACATAACGTGTTAGATATGTACTTAGTAACTCTGACGGACTTGTTCCAGCGCTTTATGATCGAAGAGACCGATCTATGCAGACAATCCCACGGGTTAAGGAAGTATGTTAACGGAGAAATGTGTAAAATAAGCGATAGATATGCTAATGTTGTTCCTATTGTGAATCGCGACTGGTCGGTAAGTGTATATAGATAACATGTATGGAGATAATATATTAATACATTTTGTATTAATACTACAAAGTTACTGACCTCATATGTTCATACCCTTCGCTAAAGAGATTAAGTTTATCAGTAGATGATAGGTGAAAATTGAAGAACTTGAATTTACTTGCAGGAATAGTGATTATATTACATCTATCTGATGCGGAAGATATTTTACATGCAATGGTCTGCTCAATGGGTATAAACATCAGATCATAAATATACTCTAATGTATTCATCTCTGCACCTTCTTCTAAGTTAGCTTCATCTCGTGCAAGACTAATACATAACGACTTATTTTCTGGTAAGTCAGCGAGCTGTATGGGAAAGTTATCAGATATTCCTCCGTCAACATAGAAGCATCGTCCGTATCTGTATCTCTCAAAAACTAAGGGTAAATTAGCGCTCATACGTAATGCACTAATACATGGAACTTCAGGATGAGTCTCATGTCTTATATACTCTGTGCGAGACTCGGTTAGATTGTGCGTGGCACAAATAAAACTCTTACCCAATTTATGATATAAATCACCTATAGTAGGTAAATATCCGATCTTGGCAATAGTCATCTTTTCTAGGTGTTCGGATAGTTGATTAAATGAAGAAGCCCCTCTCCCTTGTATCATAGCTACTATATTGAAACTTTGCAATCTTTCCATTAATTGATGTGTACATAGATACACTATTATCTCTATCGGAGTGTATCCTATACAGAGAAGGTAACTAATCATAGCTCCGGATGAAGTACCAATATAAGTAGTAATTTGTGTCAGTAGGTAGTTATCGTACGCATATTGCAATGATCCTAGTATAGCTATACCCCGAATAGACCCGCCGGAAAGGACAAGAGTATTATAATGGGCTATATCTGGTATAGGTACTTGGGATTCACTCTTTTGTTCGGTCATTTCTCTATCCTGAAGTTCTCTTTAAACGTAAGCAATATCTATTTCCTGGAAGAAATAGATTCTAACGATAGATTCTAACGATCAAGTACTTTCTTTAGTAATAGAATACATATCACTGAGAGAACAACGATAGCTATGATGTATATGCTCTTATCATCATTATAGAATTTGGAACAGATCGGGCAGTTGGCAATGTGTTCTGCAACCGCTAAACATGAAGGAGTATTGTCGGGCATTGCGTATCTTTTAGTTTCATCTTCTGGTTTTTCATAAGATTCATGAACAACAGGAGCCATCTGTGCAGGCATCGGGGGTCCATGCATCGGAGGGGGAGGTCCATGCATCTGACTCATTCCTGCTTCATGAGGCATAGTGTGTCCCTGACGAATAAATTTTCCGAACTTATCTTCCTGACCGTCTGGTAACATAGTAGCACCAGGGTATCTAGAGCTCCTGATTTGTCCTTGATTAACTGCTCGCTGGTGAGGAGGAGGTCCTTCAAGGTCATCTAAATCTGGAAGATCATCTATCATAGTAAATTTTTGTGTACCAGCAGTACTATAACTCATTTTATAACAGGGCTATAAAATTAAAATTACAAAAAGATTACATCTTCTACTCCCGTTTCTCTTTCATTGACTATTAGTTCATATGCTTGGGTTAAGTACGGACTTTTACGATCCATAATTAGACTGTTAAGAATAGTAGTAAAAGTTCCGTTTGGTTTACTATTGTTCGTAGGAACAGCATCATCCTGAATTAGTTTCTTAGGTTTGAATACTATTTTTGTATCTCCTTTTTTCAGAATATCTTTGTATTTTTTAGTCTTTTTTAAAGCTTTGAATTGTTCGTAACTACCGGTGATGGTAACCTTGATCTTATCCTGTGTATCAGGAACACTATAATTCTCTATATCTTCTACGTCCATGTACACAATTCTTTTTCTAGGAAGTTTCAGATCAATCTCATCGTTTGTGTATTTTCCATCTTGAAAAGTAAGACATGCAATAATATTCTTCTCACTTTCTCCAAAAGCATGCTGCATGGCTGACCCACTATAGTATATGTTAACCTGAGGACTTTGTCTAGAATGTATATGCCCAGAAATTACATGAGGATTATCTAGTGGCCATTTATCTCCTTCCACGGAAACAATGGCTCCCATCTTACATCCTGAAAATTCCTGATGAGCAAATATACACGAAGCATCTTTCCACTCACCGTCAAGAGTGTTAAGAGCCTCTTCAAAGCGCCCTGGCGGTACATATGGTACAAATACAAATTTCTCTCCGCGAATTGTTTCGCTCAGAACTTCATCCACGATAATAGTGTTATCCCACTCCTTGAGACCAGTCATCCAATGATTTTGTGTTAGAAACTGTTGATTCTGAATATAGTCGTGGTTACCCACTAAAACGTATGTCTTGCTTATAAGACGCATGTCGTTTACCATATCATAGGCTTTGTTCAACGCCAGAGTATGCAATCTCTCATGATTATGCAATAGATCTCCAGCAATAATAATTAGATCTGGCTTTTGTTCGGTCGCCAAGTTGATCATTCGCTCCATGAACATCTCCACTTCAGGCAAGTTACTTACCTGGATATGAGGGTCTCCTATGAATAAAACTTTTACTGACATTTATGTTACTACTTATCAGGTTAATTTTTTTTCATCTTTAGATTTTAATGATGTTAATAAATGGATACCTTAATATTAGCTAGCATCATTACGTGTCTTCTGTACACTGTAGATAGGGTGTCGCAATACCTTTACGTCCATATCGGCCCAGGAGACATTGTGGTACCTCATAATGCACGCTGGTTTTTAATTCATTCTTTAGCTAATAGTGGAGTCGCCTTTCTAGGAACCAGCGATCTCTACTATTGCAGTAAGAACATGAATAAGTGTGCATTTGAGGGATGGTCATTTTTTTCATTGGCTACATTCATGGTTGCTTTAATTACTCATCTGTACCATATTGTTGTTTTCTGGGACAAACTTTCTAAAGACGAGTGTATTCACCACGGAATTATGGTGGGTATAGCAACCCCTCTAACATTGTATTTTCCAACCAAAGCTTCTATAGTAGCATTATGTTTCCTAACTGGATACCCCGGTATGATAGATTATTTTCTCCTGTGGTGTGTAAAAATGGCATGGATGTCACGAGAACTACATCGTGTATGCAGTGCATGGATTAATGTATGGATTAGAAGTCCAGGATGTTTATTTGCATCATTCCTAGTTCTCCCGGTAGCTATTAATTATGATCTAAGTGTTTCTATTGTACCAATCGCGCTAGCTCTGCTATCTTTCTGGAATGGGCAGTACTACATGGTGAAGGCCGTAGATAGTAATAGATTGCGTTGGTGAGCAAAAATAGAATTAAAATAAATGGGGTTATGTCATAGTAATAGTACAATGTCACCAACATTTGAAGAGATTAGACTTAAATTTAGAGAAGCGGTGCTGATTTCTTTATGCGATATACACGATATAGAATACGATATAGAGCACGATTCTGTGGATAATCTGGCAGAGAAACTAATTAAGGTAGAAAGTGGTATAGCATTCTGTACAAAGAAAGAGACACCCCGACTTTTAAATCTGATACCAACTGTAAATGAAGTCACAAACCAATTCAATAATATGCCTAAAAAACGAAAAACTAGTAATGAAGATATGATATACACAATAATATTGATGTTATATTCTGGTTATGTGTTAGCAGAACAGAGCGACGATTTCATTCCCGACATGACAGTGGTTCTTAGCCGAGTTTTAGGCCGTAAACAAGCAAAGGAAGCATACAAACATATAATACGCATAGCTAGCAGTGAATGTAAATCATGTAGCAAACTTAGACAGTTTTTCCTTTTTGGTAAAGATATCTATAACTAAATAGTTATAGATGCTTATTCTTATAGGACTAAACCTTTACTCTTAGTCTTAAAAACTTCTTCTACCTTGGCTAAGACTTCTTCGGGTTCAATAAAAGTATTCCAGTCTAGTCTAAGAACTGGGATTCGCCCCTCTACGTCTTTCAGCCATTCCTCGTACCCTTTCTTGAGGTCTGTTAGATACTCAAGTGTTAGACCATCCTCGCACGATCTGGATCTTTTTCTAACCCTGCGCAATGCCTCCTGTGGTTCCACATCTAAGTAAATAATCAAGTCCGGACGGTGTAGAAAATTTGTCATATTGTTAAAAAGTTGAACATAGGTCTGAAAGTCTAGATCTTCCATAAGCCCTGCTTCCTTGAGCATCTTTGCAAATATTACATCCTCGTATATAGTGCGATCCTGAATCATGTTTTTCTCGGCCCATACCATCTGTTGATGTTGTCGAAAGCGATGATTCAATAGATACACTTGCATTGAGAACGAGTACTTATGCATGTCACCATAAAACTTGGATAGATACTCATTAGTTTCAACAGGCTCTCTTACTATACCGCTTTCCATCAGACTCCCCAATGATTCTGTTAGAGTTGATTTACCAACTCCAATAATACCACTGATACCTATGAGTTTATTAGGAGAGCTAAATGTTGTTGTGTAAGAATTGTGAGACATTTTATTTGTAAAATAGCTGATATAAGAATTAAATCAAATCTATTTTAGGGATTCAACAGAGAAAATTTAATACTATAATAGTATTAAAATATATTAGTGGTGATTCTTAATTACCTACCAAGGAACGCGGCTCACTAGAATTAAGGGGAACAGCACTGGGACCTAGATTAGGACTTGGAGGAAGTGTGGGGTTACGACGACGATTCTGACTCAACAGCAAGGGAGACTGGACTGGAGGTGAACCGACTGTACTCGCTACAAGAGACGGACTTGGCATCGAAGAAATAGTGTTGGAACGCACACGCTGCTTGGTAGCACTCTTGTTCTGCTTCTGGTCTGTCTTCTCGTTTCTAAACCTTCGTACCATACGATTGATGGATGTAGGGTTCTGCTGGTTAAGAACTTCTATAACCTTGTCAATGCTGATTCGATTTGTACCACGATCCTCTTCATGCCATTTGTGACACTCCCTAATCACATGGAATTCTTCGGTTGGGACCGTAACGAACCTCTTTTTAATGAAGCGCTGTACATAAGCATTGTAGATGTTCTTGGCAATATCATAAATATTGTTCTCAATCTCGTCGAACCTCTCCTCCCACTTCGGGTACAAGTGATACATCATATCGGTAAACCTTCGATTCATACGAACCTGTAGGTATCGAAACTTAATACTGGGCTCATTACCTCTAGCGCGAAAGAGATCCTGATACTCCCTATGAATAATCTTGTATTGTTTATTATCGGGGGCAAAACAAATCACCCCTTGAAGCTCCTTAATGTCTACATTGTTGACATACTCTACAACTTCTGTCATATCAGCAAACTTATGCTGTGCGGGATACGGAATGTTGATGTTGTCGTCTAGAGACAACTCGTGGTTGATGAAAGTACCAACATGATAGAGAGTTGGCTTTTCAGGAGCAGCACTAACAATACGATTTTCCTCAGTATGACGAACAAGGAACATGTACTGCTTACTCTTGTCCAACGTATTCTGAAATCGCTCCAGAAGTCCCTCATCCCCTTCAGGAATGGACTTCCTAAGTTTCTCATTGCTCTCTACCTCTGCTTCAAGAGCTCTCTTAAAGCAAGTACCGAAAGACTCCCTAGATGCCCACTTGCTGCGAAATGCATTAAGTTTGCGGTGAGTAGAGGTGTACCAGCGATCACCAAAGTAGAAGATGCGAATCAACGCACCTTCGTATGAGTCAAAGAATTGACATTGATCAAACACCGGGTCAATGTTCTCGGTAATTTGAGACTTATCATTGTCAGTGTATTCTACTGTATAGGGAAATGCATTCATTACAATATTCTTATCATGAAAAACTACGCCGCGACACTTCCGAATGAGGGAATCATCTGTGGGACCGCAGCGTACATAACATAGAAGCTCCAAACCTGTAGCTTCATCTTTATCTGTAACTCGGATCCGGTTACCGAGTGCGTCAATATTATCACGTGTGAACTCGGAGTCTGTAACTTTAGTTTCCGAAACTGTATTCGAAGTATTATCCAATGTGGGTTCAACCACGGGCTGTACGGAAACCGTAGTAGGTTCTTCGACCTTGGTATCCTTTGATTCTGCAATTGTTGCCATTTCGAGTGTTATCTACTCTGTATCCATGTCTTCTTAAATCATTTCAAATTCATTTTACAACACTAGCCAATCATCTAATGGTGCATCATTAGTAATCTGTGGTGGAGATACCCACTGATACACACGCTTTGTTCCATCATAAGTGACCAACAATACTGAACAACCAAAACGAATCCACTCCCATGTTTGGTAGTAGCTATAAAGAGTTGTCCCATATAAGACAACACGGCTGATCATGTATAGAGATACCATCTTTATATTCCCAATTAAAAATAAGGTTGAAAATAATCTACTTATAGTGACACAATTACTAAAATCCTATGTCGGTTAAACATAAATCAGCTACTATTATACAACGAGCGTGGAGAAAATATATAGCACCAAGATGCCCTAGGTGCTTTTTACCAGTGATTAACCCCCATAGTGCACTACTTCCCGGTTATTGTAAATGTAACCGATGTCCAGGTTGCTTAAAGTTTACTGATGATGGTGCACCGTGTAGTGTCTCTTGTGAACCATGGTTTCCACCATTGGATATCGACAATGATTCTGACGAAGATGATGCTAAAATTTATCAGAAATGGGTAAAAGGTAAACCAATCTATACTGATCATCTGGGGTACTATGATACATATGGGGGTCGCGAAGACATATGTACTGTTCAATAATATACAGTGTTGTAATTCTATACTAAGAATTATAACTCAGCCAAATGTGTTCTCTGAGCATAGCGTAGCATACAGAAATTCATCCGAATCTTTATTAGACTCATACACAGATCCAATTGATTCAGAACTAGGAGATAACACCTGTTCATTAAAGAATAAAAACAAAGCTTTTTCCGAAGTTAATTTTATTCTTTTACGCAATGTGTATAGGAATTGTCCTACAGTTAGATCACGCGGAACCAAGTACTTCTTCTTGTCGAGAGGTGGTACATCAGATTTCGCTTCTACTATAACGGGTACCCTGTCTGGATATTTTATCTTCACTCTCTGGGCCTCATATAAACGATCTTGTGGATCGTATGTTTTCTTGAAGGACTTTTCATACATCTTTTATGAAATACTAGGAAGTTATAATTCATAATGAAAAATTATAACTCAACCAAGATATACTTCTTTTTATTTCAATGCTGCCAAAGTTACCATACAAGGACCCCCAGTTTCTAGTACTATTGGTATATTGTATTTATCACACTGATCCAATAAATATACAAGAGAACTCGTATCTTCACTCCAGATCTCTCCTCCTGCGATATGCGCATGACGATCTTTTTTGCTACCCAATCCCACACTACTGTCGTTAAGATGTAGCAACTTAAAGTTCTCCATACCAATCTCTTGTTCAAACTCCAGGAAGAGTCTTTTTACTTCTTCAACTTTTTTCAAATTATAGTCTCCCTGTCCCCAAATATGAGCCGTGTCTACACATACACCTACGTATTCTCTTTTCTCTCGATCCACCAACGCAAGTACTTCACCAATCTCCTTAAAGGTTCTACAAAGCTTATTTCCTTCTCCTGCGCAGTTTTCAAGGAGCAACATAGCACCAGGTACAAAGTTCATACGGTTGATTGTTTTTGCGACGGTTTTATGTCCTACATCACGATCGGGGAAAGAACCAGGATGGATTACTACACCCTTGCCAATTCTAGCCACTATCGAGAGCTCATATTCCAGACCTTGGAGTGTGTTACGCAAGGCACGATCAACTGCATGATTACCACTCCATGCTAGCCCGTCTTTTTTGGATTTTCCTGCTAAGTTAGCAATATACGGAAAATGAGTAAATATATGTACATGATATCGTTTAAGCAAAGTTTGACATGACTGTATGTCTTCTTCAGTTATGGTTTGCCTTGCAAAAGCCTTGGGGTTTCCCATGAAAATTTGCATACTATACATTCCTTGATGTATTGCTTCCGATAGAGAAGCGCTTATTTCTTTGCAGAAAGGTAGGTGAGCCCCTACTTCCCATTTTACGGTGTAAAGTTCTGTTGTCATCTTCAATTATTAAATGAAGCATGAGACACTTTTTCATTTTTATCTTTCTAATAATAAATGGCGTCGCAACAAAAATACACATGTACTAATGGTACCAAAAGTGATGGTTCAAAAACCTTTACCTGCCCTAAAGACGGGAAGAATTGTTACCCAGACTCTTATACATATTGTCGTGAACTTTCATCTGAACAGAAAAGAAATCTCATTATAGGTGGAGTAGTAGCTTTAATAGTATCTCTCATTGTTAGTGGATTACTTTCTCGTGTGCCACTCATTGGGCCATTAGGGGCATTAGCAATCAATCTGATGCTCTTGGTAATAATTGGTGTTGTTATATACATCGTTTACAATAATTCTAAGGTGAAAGAAAAAGCTAACTCATATCAACATCCTAGCGAAGTATACCCTCCTTCATGTGGATGTGGTTATGATTAATCTATTTTTGTATTGTTATAAGTTAATAACAATACTTAAAATCCACCTCTAAGTCTCAATACCAAGTGGAGAGTGGACTCCTTTTGGATGTTGTAATCGGACAGTGTGCGACCATCTTCAAGTTGTTTACCAGCAAATATTAGTCGTTGCTGATCAGGTGGAATACCCTCCTTATCTTGAATTTTCTGTTTGACATTTTCAATTGTGTCAGAAGGTTCTATATCTAACGTGATCGTCTTACCAGTGAGAGTCTTGACAAAGATCTGCATGTTTACTAATTATAGCCAATATTTCTTTAATTCTTTTTTACCTATACACATTTAAAGTAGTCGTAGTTCAATGTAAAATGCCACAAAAAAGACAACAAGTTCGCGTGGTCAAAGTGCCATTGCGCAGATCGCCTTTGGATCAGCCACAAGTGTTTCCTAGACTACCGCGCCTTTATCTTGAACTAATCGAAAATAAGGCTAAAGTTAAACAAGATTTGATTAATAGCGAGTATGTGCCTGTTCCTAGAGATTCTCCTGACACAAAAACAATAGATCCTCCTGCCAAGAGAGATACAGACTCTTCAGAAAAAAAAGTGAAAGAAATTAAAAAGAGTGATTTTTCCAGCAGACTAGATATGTTGTTAAGCGACGAGGAAAGTGCTAGCTCAGGATCTCCTCCATCAACTCCTGGGAGTTTATCTTCTGCGGTTAGCGATCTATCTATCAAAGAGGAGGTAAAAACTGATCCAACTGATGATGGTAATGTTTCTGATGACTCGAATCTCTCTCAGAAACTCAAAGATCTACTTGGAGACGATTCAGATTCTGGTTGGACTCCTGATTCACGAAGCTTAGGACCGACCCCCACCCCTGACCCTATAAGCAGGGGAGGTACAAGTATTAGCATGGACAAATATAGCAGACACAGAGATAAACGTGGACATAGTGTAGCGCCATCGGGTGTTGCTCCTGCACCTACATTGGCTGAGTTAGAAGCCAAGGGAGGGTATGTACCCAGACCAGTTATGCGCGATCTCAACCAGGTTAATAGATCTGAACAGGAACAAGAAGATGCTAAACGTGAGATATTATTTAAGTTTGACTTGTTACGAAAATCCTATCCCGCATCTAATATACCGGAGTACACCGTGCACACTGATCTTGGCACTATGGAAAAGTCCTACAGCGATTGCGTACGTAGGTTATCTTTAGACTCATCGGTAGAGAGTTACAAGACATATTTAGTATACGGATTCATGGGAGTAGAATTTATTCTAGGTAATTTCCTAGGGTTCGATATGCAAGGTTTTACTCAGCAACAGATTATTTCAATGCATTCTTACGAGAAGTTACTGATTGAACTCGGAGAGAAGAGTTACGTGCCTAGTGGTTCTTCGTGGCCTGTAGAGTTACGTCTACTGTTCATGATCATCATGAATGCCGCATTCTTTGTTATTTCAAAGATGATGATGAAAAAGACTGGGGCAAATCTAATGGGTATGATAAACAGTATGAATCGACCTAGCGCACCAACTGGAACATCATCGCGTAAGAGAAAAATGCGAGGTCCTACTGTGGATTTAGGAGATATTCCCATGACACAATGATAATAAAAATGAAAAAAAACTGTTATTGATAGTGAGAAGTCGTAGTACAATAAGAATGACAACTATACAGATTGCTTCCGACTTGCATATAGAACATAGTTGCGTCATACCCGAACCCAGCAACTATATTCTTCCTACAGCAGATGTATTGATATTAGCAGGTGACATAGGATCGTTGTACAAAATAGAACAACTGAGCAAATTCCTAACCAAACTTAGCTCGCAATTCCAGGCCATACTTTATATCCCTGGAAACCATGAATTTTATATGATGGCTGATCATCAACCATTAGCATATAGTACCTTAGAGAAACGCTTAGAAACCCTTGGGCAAAATATACCAAATCTTCATATTTTGAACGGAGCTAGTGTTCGTATCAACAACATTTGCATAGTGGGATGTACATTATGGTCAAAACCAAAATGTCGCGTACCCCCATTCATTGTAAGGGTCCATGGTATGAACACAATGTCATATGCTAAACGTCACGCAGACGATCTTAAGTATATCAAGAGAATGATCAAGTACTGTAAGAAACAAAAATATGAATTGATAGTAGTTACACATCATCCTCCAACCTATAAAGCTATCATTGGTGCAAAGAAGAAAAAACAGTTTGACTCTTTATACGCGAGCGACCTAGATTATCTATTGACCAAAGATAATACCAAACTTTGGATATCTGGTCATACACATAAGAATATTGACTTTACAACTGCAGAAGGTTGTCGCGTAGTCTCAAATCAAAAAGGTAAGCCGAAGGACCGTATCACAGATTATAACAAATCGTTCAAGTTTACACTATAACAACTTTGCCAATTTTCTATATCAACGCATATAGAATGAAAAAAAGTTTAAAATAAATCATACATTAGATAAAATATGACAAAGAGTTATACGAAAAAGCAACTTGAAGATAAAACTGTTGCTGAACTCAAAGACATCTGCAAAGCTAACAGCATTAGAGGATATAGTAATCTGTCTAAAGCTGACCTTATTAAGTTTATGCTCAAAAAACTTAAGGCCAGTGGTTCTAAGAAAAGCAGAGCTAAGGCCAGTGGTTCTAAGAAAAGCAGAGCTAAGGCCAGTGGTTCTAGGAAAAGTAGCGCTAAGAAGAAGGGTTGTCATTTACCTGATGGTTGCGATACTAAAGCTAAGAGTGGATATAGCATAGCTGAAATTCGGGAATTAGCCAAATCATGTAATCTATCAGTAAAAGGTAAGACTCGTAAACAGCTCTGTGCTGAAATAGCAGAGGCCCTGAATAAATCTTCAAAAGGTGCAGCTCCGCCTCCTCCGCCTCCTCCGCCGCCTCCTCGCACCTCTAGTGGTAGTGGTAGAAAGATTTGCAAAGCTAAATCTGGGAAACCCTACAATAAGTCTAACTGCTCTAGATATGGAAAGGAAAAGGGTTGTGTATGGGATAACGACGCTGAGGAATGCTATCAATCGGACGAAGAGGAGAGTAAGTCGAATACTCCTCCCCCTCCGCCATCTTCTTCTGGAGGTGATGAGGGTCCAGCAGGTGGTAGAAATATTTGCAAAGCTAAATCTGGGAAACCCTACAATAAGTCTAACTGCTCTAGATATGGAAAGGAAAAGGGTTGTGTGTGGGATAACGACGCTGAGGAATGTTATAAACCATCGGGGAGTGGTACCGGATCCACACCTCCCCCATCACCTCCGCCATCGTCATCAGAGGGTAAGGAAAGTGACGAAGAAGAAGACTGTTATGGAGGTAACCGAGTAGAATTATTAGAAAAGAAATTAAGTGAATTAAAAGATTTACTAAAAGACGCTGGTATTACTAAGGGACTACCACGTTCAAAAATAGATGCTATTAATTATTTGTGTGCTCTGGGTAAAGATAACGATGGTGGTCGGTGCGATAAAGGAAATGACTACTATTGCGAAGGAGGAAATGTATGTGATGCCGCAGCCGGTCTTTGTATTCCTCCAGAGGCAGCTAATAGGAAGGGAATGGAAGTTAGAACTTTCAATGGCCGAAAAATTATGGGTAGTAAGTCAGCCTTAGATAAATTGTTTAAAATACTGGAAAAGGAAGAAAAAGAGAGTGGTGGTGTACCTCCTCCTCCTCCTCCTCCTTTTAGTGGCGAGGAGAAAACTCGCGAGGGCGAGGAAGAAGACGATGAAGAAGCGCGCCGTCGTGAGGAGCAAGCCAAACGTGCTGAGGAGGAAGCCAGACGTGCTGAGGAGGAAGCCAGACGTGCTGAGGAGGAAGCCAGACGTGATGAGGAGGAAGCCAAACGTGCTGAGGAAAACAGACGAAGATGTGATGACGGAAATTACGAGTGCAAGACTGATGATTGGTGTGATACATGTGGCGATGATTGGGAGTGTGGAGACGACAACATGTGTCGACCACGTGAGGACCTGCCACCTCCGCCTCCACCTCCGCCTCCTTCAAAGCCCAGGGAAGGTGAACCTATAATCTCAATTGAAGAGATTCTCGAACAATTAGAGAGAGGAGGTAAAGTAGATGTTGGAGAAATGTCAGCAGTACAACGTGAGGTACTTACATGTCTAGGACTTGTGAGTTCAGCATAATAATTTTTTTTATTAGTTTACAATTAATAAAAGAATGGGTATAGGAAATAGTGTGGAGAACAACACAAAGACTATTAACAACATAGTTACTAATACCATGATGCAAAGCTGTCAGAGCGCAACTAACAATACTATACAGAGTCAGAGTATTAAGGCCACTTGTAGT